TTCTACCATCCTCCACAATTGCTCCATCGAGAGAAGCCAAATAACCGTCATTGATTACCGTCATTGGCTCAAATTTTTGACCTTGATCGGACAAAATCGCTCGAACATCAGCCTCCTTCTCCAATCCATTCGCCATGGATTCCTTTATTTTCGCGTTGACAAAATCCTCATCCAACCCACGAATCAATCGGGCGGTCGCGACTGCTGGCGAATATTTTTTACTGAGATACGGGCTTTTCCCCATTATTTGGGGTGTTCTGGTCGCGGTTTTGACCACTTCCTCCCGCAACCTTAACCACTTTTCGCTTCCCTGTGGGAGTTCCTTTTCGCTTAGAATTTCCATTGGTATCTCCTTTGTTTAAAAATTTCCAAATATCGTCAAATTCCGAATCGTCCATAGCATCCCTTGTGGGGTATTTTTTTATGAACCGTTCTCGAATAGCTGAATCTTCCGGCAATTCTTTGACTTTGTTCATTAGAATGGCAAATTTGGTTTCCGACAGTTTAGCCGGTGGTCGTTTGAAATCGTCCGACTCATCCTCAGAATAGACATACCCCGAAACACCCACCAATTTCAGAATGATGCGATCTTTCAATCTCTTTTCTGCCATAGCATAGGGATAGGTATTTTTGTTGTTATATGGGGTGGCTTCACCGGTAGACCAGGCTTCTTTTTGTTTGGGATGACCATTTATCATCTCCCACATTTGCCCTTTACCCCTCATGACGCAAATCTTCTTTTCGGGGTCGGATTCAATGACTACTGGATCATCGAAAGTTATATTTCGCTGTTCCGCTACACGCTCTAAGGCTTTGTGACTAATGACTGGGGTTCCGTGGCAGTCCCATGTATCTACCCCCTCGACCACGCCCAAATTGGCAAATAGATTTCCTAACAGTGTTTTATCCTTCATGTTCATCTCCCTAATTTCTCTTTCCAGATTTCATTCACTTCCATGTCCACAAAATGATCATATTTGCTAGACACGAAATCTTTATGATCTTTTCGTAGGCTATTCAATGTTTCTTCGTAAAGAAAATTCAATCGTGACCAACCGGCAATCTCCATCGTTGGCTGTTCAATTTTGTGGATTTCTCGCATAGCGTAGATGATTCTTTCGGGACTCGTATCCACGAACCAGTAGTGATTTTCTGCACATTCAAAGATCAGTTCATCTTTCACTTTTTGAGGAAGTTGGTCGAACAATAAGTGCTTGTAGACTTTGATGGTTTCCAGAATTTTCTTTTCGACCGGATCTTTTTGAAATAATTCGTACCCCTTTTTCGGGTTTCGTAATTTCTTTTCAGTCACATTTATCTCCTTTTTTAACGGTTTCTGAGACTAATTCTGACATGAACCCACTTTCGGGTCAACCCATTGTTGCATCTTTCCGAAATATCAGATATTCTCGGATTATGAAAGATAGAGAACGAGACATTTTGGGCTATGTGTTACAGGAGATGGACACGCGGAAAGGTCAGCTACCGATCATTGCTCAAAGAACAAAAATACCGTACCGTACACTTCAGAAATTGAGTTTTCGGGAAACGACGAACCCACGAATCCAAATGGTCCAAACTCTCTATAACTATTTCCTGGGGGCGGATTGATCGTATATTTACATCTCCTTTAGCGACCATGAAGCCCCACATTAAATTAAAAATAAAGGAGATTATTATGGATCTGGAAGCCAAATTTTTGCGTCGCAACACCGACCCAATCACCAGCCATCAATCGGCGATGGATATTCTGCCCAAAGTGACTTTGTTACGAAAAAAGGTTTTACAGGTTGTACATGAGCATCCTCGACGAACTGCTAGGGAATACGCTTATCTCCTCCACGATATGTTCCCCGAAATCAAATTATACGATTGCTTCCATACCCCCAATCGCCGGTTAAGTGACCTTGAAAGATTGGGTTTGGTTGAGAAGGCCGAAATACGAAAATGTACTGATTCGCAGAAAAATGCGACGACCTGGGTGATCACTGAGCTAGGTTCTGATTTAATTTATGAAAGCATGACAGATTTCATGCAATAGTTGAAAGTGCGATGCGACCTATGGGGAGATCGCACCGCTATCCGAAACGGGGGTTTTTTGGGAGCTTCGGACAAAATTAGTCTATCAAAAGTATTCCCAAAAACCAATTTCGCGTACTCCTGACGATACGAGGAGCGTTTGTCGGTCGCTGCTAGGAAGAAAAGCCGACTAGGGGATATACGACCCGCCATGTCGCCCCACCGGTGAAGCTCGAAAGAGTTTAATCATACGGAAGAATTACCGGAGCTTTTTTGAGCTTTTGAAGGTAGGATAAGGAGAAAAATATCCAATGCCCTTCACCGGAAAATGGCGAATTGTGGGCGAACATAAAGGAGATAGAAGTGGCAGAATCTAATTTAGCGTTTGATATAGTTTTAACGTGCGAACCGACAAAAGATTATGATGGTGAAACCTATACACCCAAATACACTTTTGAAATTACCGAAAACTATGAGGGAGATCGGTTTCACGTTGCGGTTATGGATAACGTCATTGAAAAAGATTGCGTTGAATCAATGGGGTGCGATACCGCAGAAGAAGTTTTTGCTTTAGTTCGTCGATATTATACTGAATGGCCAGTAAAGGAGATAACATGAAAAACGAGATATTAGACCCACCCGATTATTTGCCGGTGGCATTGTGGGAGGATTTTGTTGCCTACCGGCGAGAAGAAAAGACCAAAAAGTTTACCATAAGAAGCCAACGTATGTTTTTGAATAAACTGGAACGGTTTCGCTTGGAAGGATACGATCCAGTATTGCTGCTCGAAAGTGCAATGGAATCGGAATGGCTTACAGTTTATAAAAAGGAAGATTGCCGATATGGAGCGAATACAGAATCTAATAAAAAACAATCAGCCGTCGAGCGAGTACGAGAAAAAGCCCAGGCTACCCACAGAGACAATATCTACGCTTTGGGTAACTTTGACTGAGTTATACGGTAGTAAATTCGTGTCTCAATACGGCGAGGAGCCTTGTACCAGTTGGATAGTGGGATTACATGGTCTTAGCCCTAAACACATAAAACGTGGTATTCGGAATGTGGTGGAAAGTGGGGAGGATTGGCCACCGTCATTGCCTAAATTTCGCAAAATGTGTTTTGCCGGTGAAGGGTGGCAATCGAGACAAGAATATGTCCCCCAATTAACTCACGAACCTAGCGAGGAAGAACTGAAGGAGAATATTGAAAAGGTCAAGGAGTTACGAGCAATCTTACGAGGTTGTTCTAAAGACGACCTATGAAATGGACAATTAAAGGTAAATACTGGATGGCGAGTAATAATGGTAAATTTACTATCAGCAAAAGCAGTATAGGGAACAAAACATGGCGGTATACGCTTTGGGATCGCAACACCAAAAAGAATCTGGGAGTCTACAGAACCGCCGAAGAAGCCCAAATAAACGCCAACAAAATCGTCAAAAACTTACCTAAATTCTCTCCCGTATTCGGAGATGAAAACCTACAGGGAACACATACGGTATCCACAAACTACGAAAAATGGAAGAAAACACATAAAAACAAATAGGGGTTATTATGATTACTGTACTTAGCCTGGGGGCAGGAGTCCAATCTTCTACACTAGCATTGATGGCGGCAAAAGGAGACATTACGCCGATGCCGGATGTAGCGGTCTTTGCCGATACCGGATATGAACCGAAAGCCGTTTATGATTGGCTCGATTGGTTGGAAAAAGAATTGCCATATCCTGTAGAAAAGGTGACACGCGGTAATTTACGAGATGATCAAATACATACCGCTTTACGTTCTAAACGCGGTGCTGCATTGCCGTATTTTACGCTTAACAAGAAAACAAACGATATTGGGATGTTGAATCGTCAATGTACCCTTGAGTACAAAATAAATCCGGTCAATAAATATATACGTTCTGAATTATTAGGTCTTAAACCGCGACAACGTGCCCCGAAAGAACACGTTTTAGATTTATGGTACGGGATTAGTTTTGATGAGATCCAACGTATGAAAGTACCTTTTGTCGAACCGTGGCGTAGAAATGTATATCCTTTAGTAGAACGGCAAATGAGGCGAGGCCAATGTTTGGAATGGATGGAAAAAAATAAGTATCCTAAACCGCCACGTTCTGCTTGTTTGTGTTGCCCTTTTCATTCTGAGGCTGAATGGTTGGACATCAAAAACGGTGACCCAGAAGAATGGAAAGATGTCGTTGAATTTGATAATGCTATAAGGAAATTGGGTGGTGATCACGGAGATTTATTTTTACACCGATCATGCCAACCTTTAGAAGAAGTAGATTTTTTTACGTTAGAAAACGCGGGTCAAATGTCATTATTAGATGAATGTGAGGGATATTGTGGGGTTTAAATATTTACCAAATGAAAAAGATATAGATGAAGTTTTGCAACGGCTACCAGATTCCGATGCGGAATATGCTCGTTCTTGTGCTGATTACACTTCCGCTAAATTGGGTCTTCCTATAGCGAAAGCTAAAGGGCAACCTGACACCGGAACCATCGCCGAAAAAGAACGTGTAGCGTTACAAAGCGATGTATACACCCAGGCTAAAGATAAGCTCGTTGAGGCTGAATTTAAACGAATGAAATTAATGTTAGAGAGAGAACGGCTTATTATGACTGTTGATGTTTGGCGGTCTATTAATGCTAATCAACGTAAATCTTAGGGATTATTATGGCCAAAACTAAAACCATTACGTCTTTACGCAATAAGTTATGGAAGTTAACCAGTTTATATGTTCGTTTACGCGGTTCAGACTTTGACGATAATTGCTCATGCGTAACGTGCGGTCACACTAGACATTATAAAGAAATGCAAGCTGGTCACTTTATCCCGAAAGCACAAGGTAATGCTACCGCGTGGGATCTTCGGAATATTCACCCTCAGTGTTACCGGTGCAACATTAACCTGGGTGGAAACGGTGCGGAATATTTTCCTTTTATGCTTAAAACGTATGGTTCCGAAGTAGTTGATGAATTACGTCAATTATCCAATACGTCGCGTAAAATCAGTCGCGTACAATATGAGGAAATGATTGAACATCTACAAGAAAAACTACAAGAGTTAATTAAACAACGTGAAAATCCTACCTATTGGCAAGACATAGAAGCTCAAGAGAACGAATTGCGTAAACATTGGACACATTGGGCATTACAGAACATTAGTTAAATTTCAAACGTCCACCACAACAACGTACCCACTAAATATCCACAAATACACGTTAACGTCACTAACAATATAATCCAAAAATAAATAGACCGGCAGAAATCGCCAATCGCTTTTAACTGATTCTTCTTATCTAGCGTCTTCAACCTGACCATAAACATTAAACGTCAAAGCATTGCCCGTACCAGACCGTACCCCCAACGTTCCAGATACCGCTATAGTTATCGCTCCTGCGTCCAAATAGGCTTGTAAATCAACGTAACCACCACTAGCTATACTGTTGTCCCAGACGACGGCGGTTGTTTCGTCATAGGTCGAACCATCGTCATCGTGAAATAAACGAAAAGTGGCAGCCGACCCTGTGGTATTGACCACTATAATGCGGGAAATAGAGGTTTTAAGAGTAGCAGTATATGCCGTACTAGCCGTAGTATTCGATGGCCTAGTTTGGGCAATAAGAGAACCAGAAGTCGCCATTATAATAAATCTGTTTGATCAACAGCAAATGTTGAGGTTCCAGCCCCTAATGCCGGTGCTAGTAATTGTCGTGAACTACTTTGAATTAGTGGAGCATTTAACGCTCTTTTTACATTCGGGAATTGCAAGGTTCTATCTAACAAACCTAAAGGTTGAGGTGTTGCTAATCGTTGTGCCCTTCCTCCTGGTGCTATTAATGTTTTACGAATTGGGTTTTGTGATCCTAAATACCCTGTTATTAACGCACTAGGAGTAGTTACTGCTCTAGTTACTGCCCCTGCAAACGGCCTTGCAAGTTGGGAAGCAGTTGATGCTAATGTATACATTCCCAAACCACCCGATGCTAACTTGGTATCTATGTTTCCTAAATTCATTACTGTATCTAAACGATTACCAGAAGTACCACCAGCCCCAAAATATTCATAGGTATCTGCAATAATTTGTAGTTCATCTGTTAACTTTTTATCTCGATTGATTTGATGCAATTTTTTGGCTTCTACGTTATCACCTGTTAACGATTCTTTTACTGCATTAGTTTTTGCGTAATCAATTCTAGTCTTGTTGTAATTATTTATTAAACTAGCAAAATCGGGAACTTCTATGTCTATTGGAATACCTTTATCATCTATAATTTGTCCTTTTTCATTAAAAGTTAATTTTTCTGGTAATGGTACTTCTTTATTTGCCCATCTTGAGCTTAAATCGCTAAAATACGTTTCTGCATTGTCTTCTAAAATATCCGCTATTTCTCCAGCTATTCGACCACTTTCTGAATCTCCTGTTGCATATAACTTACTTTTAGCTTGTCGTAATGCTTGCATCGTGTCGATATACATATCGGGATCCATAACATCTTTATTTATAATCCTTTGCATATCATTAATAATATTGTTATGCGTGTCTCCTAATACTCCTCGTAGAGTTTGTTGTAACTTCAATCGCCTTTCCAACAATCCTTCTAATTTAGTTTTTGATTCTGGGCGTATTCGTATTTTGCTTGCTTCGTTAATAAAGTTATCAAATGCTTTAGCATCATCTACACTTTTAAAAAATTGATCATATGATGGAAGATTATCAGGATTATCTACTTTAAAATAATCTCTAAGCAATGTTTCTTTAAACTGCTGTGCTTTAGAACCTGTTTGTCGTAAATTGTCAAATTCATCACTTAAAGTTTTTAAACGAGCATTTACACTGGATCTCAATGGTGCATCTTCTGATAATCCTAATGCTTTTCTTGCTAAATTATTCGTTACCACTTGATTAATATTAGTCATTCTTTCCCGCATATCAGCAGAACCCGAAACACCTCGTGCTAATTTTATTGAGATAGGGGTATCCTCACCCCTTATAATAGTAGGATCAATTACATATCCTTCTCGTTGAGCGACTTGAGCGGCTTCTGTAATATCTGCTTGTGCTGATCTTGGTAATGGTAATCCTGTGACCGGAGAAATATTTGTTGGATCCGGAGCTAATTTTGCCCTTCTACTACTTTCTGTAGTAACACGATTTCCTAAACGATTAAGTACACTATCTGCTACCTTACCTACACCGGCTGCTAATAACATATTACCCATTCTATTATCACCCAAACTAAATGGGTCATCTCCTAATGTGGGTATTAATGCTGCTTCTGTGGCTGCTAGTTTTGGAACAGTAGTCCCTGTTACGGTAGTTGGCCGTCCTCGTGCTCGAAGCAATAAATTTCTTCCTCCACCTAATCCGCCTGCTAATAATCCATAACCCAACAAATTACCTACCAAACCTCCACCAGTTTGTTGATTGGCTGCATATTTTTGTCGGTGTGCTGCAATTCTTCTTTTTAAATCTTCTCGGTCTTCCAAAAATTCTTGTGCATCTTCGCGTTGGCGTACTTCCGACATTGGTTGCAATCCTTCAAATGGATTGCCAGTGCCGCCACCCAATCGACCAGCAAACAATCGTGCATCACTAAAAATATCTTCAACCGCTAACGGTATGCCTTCAACAACCCCTCGGAATCCTGTAGCAATATCAGAACTGGTTCCGGTGTCTGTTCTTACTGTTGGGCTAACGCTGGTTTTTTTACGTTTTTGTGCATTAGCAAATATTTCGTCTATTTCATCTCGTTCTTTGGCAGTAAAAGTATTAGACATTTTCTTTTTCCTAACGATATTGTGAAGAATATTCTCTTAATAACTCAAATATTTCTCTATTTTGTGTTGTTCGATATTTATTGGGATCATATGGATTTTTATCGGGATTATAAAACTTAACTAAATCAATAAATTCTTCTTTATTAATTCTTTCGTTTTTTAATTGTTCTTCTAAAAACACTGCATTATTTTGAAAAAATGGAGCTGCTGTAAACCCTGGTATTTCTTTATAAATATTATTAAAACCCTCTACCCCATCATATTTTAATTTATTGTAAGTGCTTCGCAATCTGTCATATTGACGTTTATCTTGTTCAAATAATCTTCTTATATTTCTTTGAGCTATTTGTGTAGTTATTGATCCCCAACTTTCACCACCTAATGCTTGTAAAATACGTTGTGCATCATATTCTGTCATAACCCCAGGGCCAACTATTCTTTCTCTTGAAGTTCCTAATAATTGTTGTAACTCACCATTTCTTGTTAACTCCATTATTTCATCACCAGTTAAATCAGGATCTCCTTTTACTCGTTTTACAACACCTAATATTTGATTTTTTAATCTTGTTAAACCATCCTTGCTTTGAGTTAATGTATTTAAATAATTACTAAAATTATACATTGAATTACTTAATGTACTTAAATCTTCCTGATGCTTTGTAAATATAGATTCTGAACTATACGTTTGTCTTTCTTTACCTTCTATTTCTTCATAACCTTTTATACTTCCATTAGGATTAATT